AGAAGCAAGCTATCCTTATGAGTATGTTACAATTGATACTGTGACAGCCTTAGAAGATATGGTTATGCCACTTGCAATTAATTTGTACAAACAAACAGCAATGGGTAAGAATTATTCTGGAGACAGCATTCTTACATTACCAAATGGTGCGGGTTATTTGTATATTAGGCAAGCATTTTTTCAAGTTTTAGATTTTATTGATACATTAGCTCCCCAAATTATTCTATCAGGTCACATTAAAGACAAGCAGGTAGATGATAAAGGTGAGATGGTAATGTCTGCAAACATAGATTTGACGGGCAAGATAAAATCTCTAATTTGTGCTAACGCAGATGCAATTGGTTACATGTATAGGAAAGGTGATCAAACCATTCTTAGCTTTAAAACTAATGAAGAAGTGACTTGTGGTGCAAGACCAGAGCACTTGAGAAATGAAGAAATAGTAATTTCTGAGATGAAAGATGGTAAGTTACAGACTTACTGGGATAAAGTATATAAATAATAAAAACAAACAAAATGGGTTTAAGTACAAAAGATCTAGTAAATGAGAACAGTGGTGGTGGAATGCCAAAAACTATTGCGCCAGGAAATCACACACTAAAAATTAACAGCATTGTGTTGGAAGACTTTCAATTTATTGATGGTGCAAAACACTTAATACTAAATGTTGAGACAGAGCCAATAGAAGGCTTTGAAGGTTTTCTAATTGATAAAGATGATGAAAGCAAAGGTAAGTATGCTGGTCAAATTGGTAGGGTAAAAGCAAGTCAGTATGCATTTGCTGATGGGCAAACTAAATCAGGAATTAAAATTCAGAGAGATAGATCTCTAATGATGTTCTTGGCTAACTTGTCTAAGGCAACAGGTATAATGAAATGGTTTGAAGAGCAAGATAACAAGTTTAATACAATTGAAGATTTTGTAAGAAACTTTAGTGATAATGCTCCAATTAAAGATAAACTCTTAGACTTCTGTATTGCAGGTAAAGAGTATGAGAATAAGTCAGGCTATACTGCATATGACATGTGGTTACCAAAAGCAGAAAATAATAAGTATGCTTATGGTGAAGAAGGTTCTGATAAAATTCTTAAGTATGATGAGGCTAAACACCTTAAGAAACTTGAAGTAAAGCCAGTTGACAACTTTGGAGATGATGATGATGACTTTCCAACACCTGGAAAAACATCTTCTGACTTCAGTTTAGACTAACAACTCCTAGATAAAGGGGTTGTAATGGCCCCTTTATTTAATTAAATTGGGTTGCTATGATTTCTACAAAGAATTTAATATATGATTTAGCTGATGTTCCAAGAGAATGGGCATTTGAGCACTATCTAAACCTAACAGAAAAGCTTACAGGACAAGATATTAAAATGAAATCAATATTTAATCCACGGGAGAAGACACCTTCTATGTGTATTTATATTGATAGAAACAATATCTATAAGTTCAAGGATTTTTCTTCAGGTAATGGTGGTGATGCTATTGCTCTTGTCCAAAGTTTATTTAATTTACCCACTAGAGGTTCCGCAAGTTATAAGATTATAGAAGACTATAACCAGTATGTTCTAAACAATGGTCATAATGCTATAAAGTCTTATAAGCAACACAGTAAATTTAAAGTTACTGATTATGAAATGCGGCACTGGAATACTCTTGATCAGAAATATTGGATGGGATATCACATTGGTTCTAGATTATTGTCTAGATATAATGTAGTTCCACTAGAATATTATGTGATGACAAAGACAGATGAAAATGATGTTGTGTCAAGTATAACTATCAAGGGTAATTATATCTATGGTTATTTTAGAGAGGACGGGAATCTTTATAAGATTTATCAGCCAAAGGTAAAAGACAGTAAATTTATTAAGGTAAGAGATTATATACAAGGTACAGAACAATTAGTATTTGATAAACCATATTTGATTATTGCATCTTCTCTAAAAGATTTGATGGCATATCAAAAACTAAAGATTAGTAACTCTGAAGTAATTGCACCAGACAGTGAGAATACTATGATACCTGAGAACATAATGAATAACATTAGTTCTAAGTATCAGAAAGTATGTGTGTTGTTTGATAATGATGAAGCTGGTATAAAAGCTGCGGAGAAATATAAATCTAGATATGGTTTTAATTATGTTATTCTAGAGATGGAGAAGGATTTATCAGATGCTATTAAAGTACATGGTATAGATAAAGTTAGAGACAATCTATTACCGTTATTAAAACAAGCATTATTATGAGTAAATGGTCATACCAAGGGCAAGACTTTGAAAGCTCCATGATTCCAGAAGGAGCAGAAGGTTTTGTGTATGAGATGCAGGCTATAATAAATGGAAAGCTTGTAAGGTATATTGGAAAGAAGAACTTTTATTCTACAACAAAGAAGAGGATGGGTAAGAGAGCTGTGGCACAGTTACAGGATAAAAGAACTAAGAAGTATACAATACAAAAGAAGCTATCATATCTAGATTATTATAGTAGCAATGCAGAATTAAAGGCTGCACATAAAGCCGGAATAGAAATTAGAAGATTTATCATGAAGATATGTTTTTCTAAGACTGAACTTACTTATTATGAGACTAAGTATCAGTTTATAAGAGAAGTACTTGAGAGTGATGAGTTTCTAAATGGAAATATTCTAGGCAGGTTTTACAAATTCAAATAATTATGACAGAAGAACAATTAATGGAAGTCTTGATCCAATTGGCGGATCAGGGGGTTACTGGTATTAAAGTACATTATGATGGTGGTGGAGATAGTGGAGCTATTGAAAGTATAGTATATACAGATAAAGAAGATGCAGAGTTTTCTGATATTGATTATGTAAGTGCATGGAATGAAGATCAAAATCTTGCTAAACTAAACTCTAGTGTATATTCAACTATTGAGAATTTTGCTCATGAAACACTACTTGATAATATTGAAGATTGGTGGAATAATGAAGGTGGTTATGGAGATTTATTAATCAAAGTTCCTTCAGGTGAGTATATTGTGCATAACAATATTAGAATCATGGAAATTGAAGAATTTGAACATGAAGGTAATTTATTTAGAAAAATAGAAGACTAATGTCACATCCACTAGAACATGCTAAATCATCAGTAAGAAGATGGGGTGGCCAAATATCTGATTATCAGTTAATTCATGAGTGGTTTGATGAAACTAAGGCTTGGATTGGACATAGTAAACATAGAATGTTCCGTCACCACAGTGAGGGAATATTTGAATGTGAAAAAGTATTTGGGCCGAGCTTTGTAAACTCTGATGGTAGAACTGTATATACAAGATATGTTGGGGAACAACATGTAAAAGAAGATTGCAATGGATATATTCCTACTGCAAAAGAATGGGTAGATAATATAAATACACCTACAGAATGGATGATTAAAACTTTGAAAATTGAAGATTAATGATTTTAAGTAAAGATGAAGTTAAAAATTTAGTAAATATGATGAGGTCACCAGATGCAGAGAATAAATATCTGGTGTATAAAATTCTAGAAGATTTAGATTTAGAAGCTAATGTTGGACAAGTACTTATTATCTTTAGGTACGGTATGTACAAGTTAGATGAATGGGAAACTAATTGTAAAAGAGTTCATACTTTTATAATAGACAAGTTACATGACTATAATGGTGGATGGGATTCAAAACCTACTACAAGTGATATCTTGTCATTATTAACTATGAATAATGCTTCTAAAGAATCTGTAGAGTTATTCTTAGAATATTTTATGATGAATCTTGCTAAGATGCTTGATAATATGGGATATCCTACAGATAAGTTTGAGTTAATAATTAAATTAAAAGAAGATGGACAAGGTTCAAAGTCTTAGTAAAGCGGGTAAAGAGCTGATGTTGAGAGAGCCCTATTATGGGTTCTTTCTTATTATGCTCAATAAAATTTGGAGAAAAGACCTGCCTACCGCGGGGGTCAGTAAAAATGGTATTAATTACCAGTTAGCAATCAATGAAGAATTCTGGACAAATCTAAGTGAGAAACATCAGTTAGGTTTATTAAAGCATGAATTACTTCATATTGCATTTGGTCACTTAGTTAGCTTTAGTTCTTTTAATAATAAGAGACTAGCTAATGTGGCTATGGATATGGAGATTAATCAGTATATAGATGCTGACTTGTTACCAGAGGGTGGTGTAGATATAAACAACTATGAAGACCTTAATCTTGATGAGAAAGCAGGTTGTAGATATTATTATGACAAACTACAACAGCTAAAAGATGAGAAGGACAAGAATGGTACTTGTGGGAATGATGAGATGGATAAACTACTAGATTGTGTAGACAATGGAAATATTCCTGATCACAGTACATGGGAAGAGTTTGAGAATCTTACAGAAGCTGAGCAAAAGCTAATTGAAAAACAAATACAAAGAGTTTTATCAGAGGCTAAAGAACAGACTATTAAGAAGCGGGGACATATTCCAGGTGAAATAGAAGGTGTAATTGTTATTGAAGAAATAACTAAACCTAAGTTTGACTGGAGAAGTTATGTCAGAAGATTTACTGGTACAAGTACTAAAGTATTTACCAAGAAAATCAGAAGAAAAGAGAATAGAAGATATGATGACAATCCTGGTCTTAAAATCAAGATGAAGCAACATATGTTGTTAGCTATTGATACTTCAGGTTCTGTAAGTAATGAAGAGCTAACTGAGTTTATGAATGAGATACATCATATCTATAAAGCTGGTGTAGATATTACCATGGTTCAATGTGATACTAGTATCAAATCTATTGAACAATATAAAGGTAAACATGAGATGAATGTAACAGGAAGAGGTGGGACTGAGTTTGATCCAGTCCTAGATTATTACAATGCAAACCAAAAGAAATATACAAGCCTGGTGTATTTTACTGATGGGGAGTGTTATACTTCTGTAAAACCAAAAGGACGTGTCCTATGGGTTTTGTCAGAGAGATCACATATGAATGAAGATTTACCAGGTCAAGTAATTAAATTAGAACTATAAAAAAAGTTATGAGCACAGTACAATTAAACGTAGAAGAGTTAAAAGGATTTATCCGTCATATGGTTAGCAATAACCAGTATATTCAAAGCCAAGGAAAAGTTCCAGTGGCAATCAATATTGAGGGTGATGCTGGTCTTGGTAAGACTTCAGCAATTATGCAGTTGGGTAAAGAACTCAGCATGGATGTAGTAAAGCTTAATCTATCTCAGATAGAAGAATTAGGTGACTTAGTTGGTTTTCCTGTTAAAGAATTCTTGGTAAGAAATCAAGAAGGTAAAGAGCGTTGGATAACTGAAGGGCAGATTCAAGCTGCTCTTAATGCTAAGTTTACTGTTGTAGATAAGAGAATGGCTCATGCTGCTCCAGAGTGGATTCAAGGTAAGGGTGAAGGTGGCTTCTTGGTATTGGATGACTATACTCGTGCAGACCATAGATTTATGCAAGCTACTATGGAGATCTTAGATAGACAAGAATATGTTTCTTGGAAATTACCTAAGAACTGGCATGTAATCTTAACCACTAATCCAGACAATGGTGACTATAATGTTACTTCTTTGGATGTTGCTCAGAAGACTAGATTTATCTCTGTAGAGATGAAATATGATGTTAATGTATGGGCTAAGTGGGCTGAGACAGCAGGAATAGATGGTAGATGTATTAACTTTATGTTGATGCACCCAGAGCTTGTAACTCAAAGAGTTAATCCAAGATCTATTACTACTTTCTTTAATGCTATTAGTTCTATTCAAAAGTTTGAAGATGAGTTACCTCTAATCCAAATGATTGGTGAGGGTTCTGTTGGTGCAGATTTTAGTTCTATGTTTACTATGTTTATTAACAATAAGCTAGATAAAATTATTACACCGGAAGATATTCTTACTAAAGATGAAGCTTATGTAATGGGTGCTTTAACAAGTGCTGTTGGTAAAGATGATGAGTTCAGGGCGGATATTTCTAGTGTAATTGCTACCAGATTAGTAAACTATTCACTAGTTATGGCTGAGAAAGGTTCAGTTGCTCCTACAGTAATTGACAGATTAGCAAAACTAAGTACTGAATGTGATGCATTTACAAATGACCTTAGATATTATATGGTCAAAGAGATTGTAAACGGCAACAAAGTTAAGTTTGCTAGACTCATGCAGAATACTAATGTGGTGAAGATGGCTATCAAGTAAAACAAAGATAGAACAGTCACCCCTTTAATCAAACATCAAACAAATTAATAACTAAGATGGGGGAAGATAATGCTTCCCCTAATCTTTATAAGAGAAGTATGGAAAAATATGTTCATATAGAATTACATGGAGATTGTAATCATGATTACATTTCTGGATTTAATGTATGTATTATAGAAGGACTAGAAACTAATATTTCTAGTTTTGTAAATGCAAAAGGATATGTTCCTAAACAAGGAGACATGATATATTTATTACCTGGCGTAAATATTCCGCGGGTAAAACTAAAAGATTTAGCATTAAATCTTGGTATTAGAGTTGTGAGAGATCCAGAAAAAGCCAATGTTATATTCAGTGGTAAGAGCACTTTGGGTAAAATGACTACTTCTAATTGGTATTATATGGCAGATGCTGATACTATTTTTGAGAATGTTAAAACAATTGCTAAAGATGATTATTATATTGAAAAATTAGAAACAGCTCTTGCTGCATCAGGTGCTACCAAAATCTGTTCAGATTGGTCAGACATGAGAAATTCACTGTGTCGTGGAAATACTGATATTTATGACAGCACTTATGTGTATGGAATAGAACCAGAATATCAAGAAGCTTATGATGCAATTCAAGGTAAAGATGTTTATGATGAGTCAGAGTTAATTGCTAATATCAATGGTGATGACTCTACTGTAATAGATGAAGAAGTTTTTCAGCAATTAAAAAATATGTTTGAGAGCTCAGATAATGATAATCATGTCCTTGCTATGGAGATTATGGCAAACTCTCATTATGAAAAAAGCGTTCTTTATTTGCAAATGCTATTGAGTAATTATTCTTATCAGATAAGTAACTCACATACCAAGAATCATGTGAACTTTAAATCAATGCTAAGTTATTTTAATTGGGGTCCAAGAAATCTTGGTACTAGAAGTGCAGAACAAATTATAAAAATCATTGATGAAAAAGGTCTGCTTACTGTAGATATGATCAAGAGATTATTTGTAGAGTATACTCACTCCATTTACGGAAATATTAATTATGATAATGTATTTGAGATTAAAGAAGTAACTATAAAACAAGAGTATCTTGATAAGCTTAATTTATCTTCTCTAAATTTAATTAATCCTGAAGAAGAAGAGAATCTTGAGATCACAGATCCAGTGGATGAAATAGTTACAGATGAACTTATAGAAGCTGCATTAACTAATATTAACCGTAAAGAACTTAAGTCAGAGTTAATAGAGTTAGAAAAGTCAGAACCTGTTTCCGGATCTGAATTAAATAAAACAGAAGAGGAACTAGCTCATGAACTTTATGGTGTAGATAATGACAACATTGAAGCTTCATTTAAAGTACAACCTGAATCAAATAACAATCAAATAGAAGAAACAAATGGCGGGAATGACCTTGACTGGTTCTGAGGAACTAGAGAAGTTTTATAAAGAGAAGTTTTATTTCAGCTATAGTAGTCTGAGTAAACTTCTTTATTCTCCCGTGGCATTCTATAATCATTATGTGCTCAAAAAGAAAGAAGACATTGTGGGACCCCATCTGGTAGCAGGTAGGGTTCTGCACTGTCTCTTATTTGAAGAAGAGAAGTATGATGATTATTTTACAAGCCTCCCGGGAAAACTACCAACTGATAGTCAGAAAAAGATTATTGATAATATTTTTAAATTTCACTTGTCTGTGGAAAATAATGTATTATCTTTGGAAGACTATTCAGCAGATATACTCACAGAGCTACTCACAGCTAACCTTTATCAGACACTCAAGACAGACCAACAGAGACTTGATAAGCTACTCACAGAAGAAAACAAAAACTACTTTAATTTCTTAAAAGAAAGTCGTGACAAGTTAGTAGTAGATGAACCTACTCTAAATGGCTGTAGAGAAGGTATTATTGTTCTAAAATCTAATCCAGAGATTAGACAATTACTGCAACTTGACAGGACTGCGGAGGATACACACATTGAAGTTTACAATGAGTTGCAAGTAAATGTAGATGTAGATTATCTTCCATATGGTTTTAAGGGTATAATAGATAATCTTGTTATAGATAGAGAATCTAAGACAGTATTTATTAATGACCTTAAGACCACGGGTAAATCTCTTTTAGAATTCCCGGAGTCTGTGCAGTATTATAAATATTGGATTCAGGCTGTGGTATATGAGAAGCTAGTATTCCATAAATTCCTAAAAGACTTACCTGATCTGGAGGAGTGGCAGTTGTATTTTACATTTATTGTAATAGACAAATACAACCAAGCTTATCCATTCCAAGTCTCAAGAGAGACTATGGCTGTATGGCAACAAGAATTTGATGAGGTAACTGATGTTGCAAAATATCATTATGAAAGCAAAGACTTTACACTGCCATATGATTTAATTATGGGTAATGTAAAACTGTAAATTATGGTAATTAATGCACTGTATAGCAAATACTTTCAAAAGTCCAAGATATTCTTATATCCGCTCTTGGGCATTAAAAGAGGGACAAGTGTAATTCCAGATGAGACTTATCTCAGTTGGAATGAAAAATATTCTCCCGAGGATATGAAACTAGTGTGTATTTATAAAACAAGAACAGATACAGAGTATTTAAACTTTGAAACTAATGTTTTACTTAAACACAACAGACTATATGATTATGTGAAAGTTAATGAATCAAGCAGTGTATTTATATTTGATTTTTCAGATCTTAAAAATGATTGGGATTATTTCTCTAGCGGAAAATACAGTAAGTTAGATAATAAGATCAAAAACAAAATTTTAGATTTCTTTGAAAACAACAGTGGTAATTATGTTTATGTTCACAGCTTTTTGTATCCAAATAAATGGTATCAAAGATATGCTGAGTTATTAAATGTAAGTAAAGGTCTGTTAGAAGAAGTTGGTGAGTTGTGTGATAAACCAGATTTAGATAAAGAAAATTTACTAATTCGGGTTGCAGATTTGGAAAATATAAGAATTCTAGATTAAATTTGTAATAATTAAAAAACCAAAAATGAGCGAAAAATCAATGATGCTAGTTCAGTCTAGCTGGCAAGAAAACCAAACCTTTAGATTAATTCCTATTGCGGACAACTGTCCATATGTAGAATGTATCTTTGACCCAGGTACAAAAGTATTTGTTATTATCTCTAAAACTACAAAGCACAGTTTACACATGCTTCCTAAGTTAGATGATTACGGACAAGTAATTACTGGTGCTAAGGGTACTAAACAAGACAGACATAAGATTGAAGTATTTCAGGAGTTCTATATTGAGAATGCTGAAGCTATCACAGAGATAGTAGAGCACTTTGCTATTAACGCCAAGAAATTTAACTACAAGTCTTTCATGGCTGAAGAAAAAAAATCTAAGTAATTTATGTCACGATGGGGTGGCTTAGGTTGCCCCATTTTTTATACACGGGGAAACAGCTTAACTGAATTATTATGAGGCAACACTATGTAATGGACTATGAAACTTTATGCTCTTGTTTCATTGGAGTCTTTGAGGGAGTAAAATCTGAAGAGCCAATAATCTTTACTATTCACGAAAGCAAGAATGAGATTCTAGAACTGGTAACTTTTCTAGAAAGGAACATTGCATATGATGAATGGCATGTAAGTTTTAACGGTCTTGGATTTGATAGCCAAATCACTGAGCACATTTTAAGAAATAAAGAGCAGCTTCTTGAGCAATCTGGTGATACTATTGCTAGATTTATTTATAGAAAAGCACAAGATGTAATTAACAGAAGTAACAATGGTGAGTTCCAGGAGTATTCTCCCAGAGACCTAAGCATCAGACAACTTGATGTATTCAAACTAAACCATTGGGACAACAATGCAAAAAGATCTAGCTTAAAGTGGATACAGTATACTATGGACTGGCACAACATTATTGATATGCCTATCCATCATACTACTGAAGTTACTACAGAACAAATACCTGAGATAATCAGATACTGTATTAATGATGTTAAATCTACTAAACAGATCATGTTTCTGTGTAAAGATCAAATAGATCTACGGAGACAACTAACAGATGAGTATGGAATAGATCTATACTCAGCATCTGAACCAAGAATATCTAAAGAGTTGTTTTTATTGTTCCTTAGTAAGCAAACTGGAATCAAGAAATATGAGCTCAGACAGATGAGAACTAATAGGTTAAAGATCACAGTCCGTGATATTATACTACCTTATATAGAATTTAAGACAGCTACTTTTCAAAATCTTTTGAAGAAGTTTCAGGATGTGGTAATCTACCCGGGTGAAACTAAAGGTGGCTTTAAATATTCTGTAAGGTATAAAGGTGTGCAGACAGACTTTGGTCTTGGTGGTGTTCATGGTGCACGCTCTACTAAAGTATATGAAGCTAATCAGGAGATGATAATAATGACGTCTGACGTTACTAGTTTCTATCCTAATCTAGCTATTAGAAATAAGTGGGCTCCTGCACATTTACCTAAAGAAGAATTTTGTAATCTGTATGAATGGTTCTTTGAGGAAAGGAAAAAGATTCCTAAAAAAGACCCGAAGAATTATGTGTACAAGATTATCTTGAATTCAACCTATGGTTTATCTAATGATGAGAACAGTTTCTTGTATGACCCAGAGTTTACTATGAGAATCACTATCAATGGTCAGCTTAGTCTTACTATGTTGTATGAGATGATTTGTGAAGAGATTCCAAATGCTTTACCACTTATGCAGAACACAGATGGTTTGGAGACAATGATCCCTAAACAGTATGAAGATAAGTATATGGAAATATGCAGAAGATGGGAGAAGATAACCAATCTACAGCTAGAGCATGATAAGTATTCTAAGATTATCCTAGGTGATGTAAATAATTATATTGCTATTACAGAAGATGGTAAATCTAAATGTAAGGGTAGGTTTGAGTTTGCTAATCTTGCTATGCATAAGAACAAGAGTTTTCTTGTTATCCCTAAAGCTATACATGCTTATTTTGTAGATGGTATCAAGCCCGAAGACTTTATTAAATCTAACACAAACATATTTGATTTTTGTGGTGGTGTAAAGATCAAGGGAGACTGGAATTTTTATGAGCACAAGGTGGTTAGTGGAGAGTATTTAATTGAAAAAGTACAACATACTATTAGATATTTTATATCTAAGACTGGTAGTAAAGTGATTAAGAAGAACAATACTGACAACAGAGAAATACAAATTGAGGCTGGCAAATGGTTGCAGACTCTGATGATAGACTATGAAGAAAAACCTTTTAGTGAATATGATATTAATTATGATTATTATTTGGACAAGATCAATAAGGAGATCCGTGATCTTGAGCCTATTGTAACACAACTTAGTTTATTTTAATTATGCCAAAGAAAATTGCTGAATGTACAAAGGCGCACTTAGTGAGTGTGCCTTTACCAAATCATGGTGCTAGTTATACTGTAATTAGTCACCAATCTGTAATGGATTATGTATATACTGAGCTTGCTGCTGCAGGCTTTAGTGTTGTAAATGAGGAGTACAGATGTACTGCTGATGGACAAATTGCTCATGGGATTTATAAATTAAATTATAACAATGACCCTGAGCTATCTATGATGTTTGCATGGACAAACAGTTATAACAAACAAGTAAGATTTAAGTGTGGTGTGGGTGGTTATATTAACCTAACGGGTACTACTATGGTATGTGGAGATATGGGAAGCTGGGCCAGAAAACATACTGGTACTGCTGATGAAGAGACAGTTAAAACCATACAAGAGCAAATTGCTAATGCACACATGTATTATAATCAGCTATGTTCTGATAAAGAATCTATGAAAGGTATTACTTTAAACAAGAGAAAGCAAGCTCAGCTACTAGGTATCCTATTTGCGGAGTATCAGATTCTTACTACAGAGCAAGCTAGTATTGTAAGACAACAAATGGATAGACCAAGTCATGTTTATGCTGATAGCAATAGCTTATGGGCATTTTATAACTATGTAACCATTGCATTACAGCATTCACATCCTAAGACTTGGATGGAAGATCAAAGAGTTCTTCACTATTTTATTTCTACTGTAAATAATTTTCAGCAGTGCAGTGCACCTGCACAGGTAGTTCCTGTAGCTGCACCTCAAGAGGAAGAGGTTATTGAAGCTACAGAAACTTTTGTTGATCCTAATCAAGTGGACCTAGAAGATCTAATTGCAATTGTAGAAGCAGAAGAAGCTGAGAGAACTGAAATAACTTATACTGACCCTGCTGGAAATACTTTTGAATCAATAGATTTTCACAATACAGTTGTTAATAACACTACAGAAGATCCAGAAGATGAAGAAGATCTTAATGATTGGATGAATCTACCATTAGAAACTGATGATGAAGATGATGCACCAACATATATTCCTGATGAGAATCAAGAATATACTGGAGAGAATGCATCTCATATGAGTCTTGAAGTATCTCCTGAAGAAAGAGATCAAGCAGAAAAAGATATAATAAATGCTGAAGAAACTAAAGAAGATAAAATAATTCCAGCTAATTTTGATGATCTAATTTTTAATATTGAAGAAAACTCTGATGATGATGACTCACCAGATTTCTTCTAAAGAAACCCATATGGGTAAATAAACAACAACCTAATGGGAGGATGGCTACGGCTGTTCTCCCATTTTTTTTTTAATTTTACAACATGAAAGAACAATTAAAATCTGTGGCATTATTCCATAAAGCATTCAAGCAAAAAGATGGTAAGTGGCCACAACCACTAGACAAAGACGAGTACAAACTTAGACATGCTCTTATGAAAGAAGAGAATGATGAGTATCTAGAAGCCTGTGAGAAAAACTCTCTTGTAGAAATAGCAGATGCTCTTGGAGATCAGTTATATATTCTCTGTGGTACCATTCTAAAACATGGTATGCAAGATGTAATAATAGATGTATTTAATGAAATACAAGCTAGTAACATGAGTAAGTTAGGCCCTGATGGCCAACCTCTTCTTAGAGAAGATGGAAAAATACTTAAAGGTCCTGAGTATTTTAAACCAAATCTTAGTAAATTTATAAAGAATCCCTATGAAAAAGAAAATGAAAATTGAATTTAATGGTCAGGAACTGTATATCAACTTTGTTTCAGAAGATAATAACTATGTTATTGTAAGTAAAAATCAAGATGGTACACTTGGTAAGTTTAAACTTAATATAAGTGATCTTGTAGGAGTTGATATAAGTAAATTTAAAAAAGTTAAAAAGGGGAAGAAATAATCTTCCCTTTTTTACTGTAAATTTTCAAATGCTTCATACTTTTTAATAGCCCAAATTGCACCTTCATTTAATTTAGCTTTTTTACTGCCAATACCAATATCTAATGCATTTTTACCTTTAATACCATATATTGAACCAAGGTGATTCCAAAGTTTATATTCTCCTTTTCTTTGCCATGAATAAGGACCTATATCTTGACTATATCTTGCATCATTTTCATCTCCAGCAGCTATGTTATAAAGATCTTGACCAATTTTAGTATATAATACTACTGTATTATCTAATGCAATAGTAGTAGTTTTAAAGTACCTTGTTCCTTGTTTAAATATATCTGTTGGAAAAAATGCTTGGTTTTCCATTCTAGTCATAATTAAAAGATAAAGTAAATGATTTTCAAGTTGTCCTTCTATTGTTTTACCTCTTCTTTTTAATTTTTTCCATTTGTCTTCATCATCTGAATCATAACCAAAATACCAACTGCCAATTATCATAGCCATTAAAAAATAACCAACACCTTCTACTACTGCTCTTTTTACAGCTATTTTTTCATCTTCAGTCATTATTGCAGTATCTCTACCAACTGATTTTAAAAGTCTTAATGTATTCTGCAGTGTATTCATGTAGTATCCTTTAGTTAACTCATTAGTATCCCAATTATAAACATAACCACCTATATTACCTTTATCAGTATCTATTTGATATTTATCTAAGAACATTCCTGTAGCAAACCTTTTATAGAATGTAAATGCTCGATAAATTAAATATTTTTCAGCTTGTGGACTATCAAATCTATCCATTAATCCAGCTGTTTTTTTCTGAACAGATTGTTGAAGAAATTTCATATTTAAAAATTCTTCCATATTACCTACAGTAATTTTATCTCCAGGCTCAAGTCTAGAAAGATCAGTTATACCACTTCTCTCTTTTACTTGCTCAGGAGTAATATTATATCTTTTAGCAATATTATCAAAAGTATCTCCTAGTTTATATTCATGCTCTACTTTTTTATAGTCATATGCTGGATCAATACCATCTTTTAATTTTAAAATTCCTTTATCATCTGTTTCCCATGCTTCTGCATAAGATATATCTTCAGCAGAACCTGCTTGAGGAATGTATTTATTGTACATTATTCCCCAAAATATTTCTAAAGCAGCTTCAAGTTCCATTGTTCTTCTAAAATCATAAGCATATGTTAAATCTGCTAAATCTTTTAGTTTAGATCTAGAAGATGATTTTCCAAAATTTTTCTCAAACATTGCTGTTGGGTCCATTCTTTCTATTAATTGTACATCAGGTGATTTAACTCCTTGCTCATATACATCTTTAAATACCCAGTACATTGCTGATTGTTTAGCTTTTGCATAACCTTTTGCTAAAGATGTTGGTGTAACATTTTTACCCCCCGCAGCATATACCGCATTTTGATACAGCATCCCCCATCTATTTTTTATAGCGGATTGTGGATCAAATGCAATAAAAGCTCTTGAGGACCTTCTAAATAAACCTTGAACCAATTTTGTTGTAAAAGGATGTTCTTCATCAAATGCCCCAGTTGATTTACCATAAAAAACTTTATCAATATAATAGTCTATTGCACTAAGTCTTTTATTACTTTTCTTTTTAGGATATTTTTTTTTACCTGTTCTTTTGAATTCTTCTTTCTCAATTCTTGATAAATCTTTAATTCCATTTTCATCAAGCACACTTTTTAATGCTTCTGCAATAGGTTCATTTTCTAGTAAAACTTTTTGCTCTTCTAGTGATAAAAGATAATCATACATGCCTCTTAATACATCTTTAGACACAACTTTTTGATCTAAGTTGTATAAACCTCTAATTTTAACTTTACTTACAGGATGTCCTTCTAAATCAGTTGATACTAAATTATAATTTACATCATGATTAAAACCATACTCTGCATCATCAACATCTTTACCAAACCATGTTTTCCATAAACCTTTAAACCCATTTACTTTATCTAGTATATTTTCTTTAGCTTCTCCAGATTGAATATATTCTAAATTACTTCTTCTTCTAAATCTTGGCATTTCTAAATATAATCTACTTGATAGTGGTTTATTTTTTTGAATTTGCAACATAGATTCAGTTACTGCATTTAGTAATTCAAATTCTGGACCACCAGCATTTTTCATTTCTTCATATTCTTCATTCTGATATTTTCTATCAAAGGCAGAATTAAGATCTCCAACTTTATATTCTCTAGGTAAATAATTACCGCGATTATCTATTATAGTACCAACATATTTTTCTCTATCTTCTCCTCTTGGTATTGTTAGATATTCATTTTTAATTTTACTCTTAGTATATTTACCAGCTGGTCTTCCTGGAACAGTTATTTCTTCTTTTGTAAAAGGATCAAGCATTGTTGTAGAAAAATAATGATCTGGATTATTTGGAACTTTCATAGTCCAAACAGATGTCCTAAAGTTTTTAACTACTTTACCATTTAAATCTAAATCAAATACTTCTTTTTGATAATGATTTCTACCAAACCATTTTGCAAATTCTGGATTTTCTAATGCTTTAGTTAAGTTATTTGAGTTGATCCAATTGTCAGCATTATTAATATTAATTTCAGGAAGTTCTAGATCTCTAATAGCATAATTAAAAGCTTCTAAGTAATAGTCAGTAGGAACTTTACTTTCAAGTTCTCTTAATTCTGCAAATCTTGATTTAAGTAATGCTAATTCAACAGTATTAAGACCCATTTCATTTTTAACACCTAATATTTCTGCGTAATCTTTTCTTTCTTCTTCTGTTAATTTAACTCCAGCAGCAGACTTTGCAATATAAGCATCATATCTTGCTGTTTGTTCCTTGGTTAATCCAGTTTTTCTATCAAACTGTTCTTCCAATCTTACTATTTCATCTTCTATTTTTTTAAGTAAATTAATTTGTTCAGGAGAAAGGTTTAATCCATTAGGTTGCCCGTTAGCATCTGATGTAGAATTAGATAAATTAAATCTAGTTTTATATAGTTCAGCTAAATCTAAAGCAACTTGAGATTTTTTATTTGCAACTTTTTCAGTTATTTTTCTAATATCATCAAGTATTCTTTTTCTTTCTGAATAAAATTTAGATGTATAGGCTATTTTAAAGTTTGCTCTAAAAAATCTATCCATTTCTTTTTGATACTCATTTTTAGTCTCACCTTCTTTAGGTTCTGCTTCAGGATCTAAACCTTTAGCAAGCAACCTGTTATTAAAATTATCAAGATCTTTTTGTATTCTTTCAGTATCTGTATCATAGTCATACATATTTCTAGATAACTCCCTATGCTTTTTTCTTATTAAAACTCTTTCCAATTCTTCACCTTTTTTTTCTTTACCCTCTAAAGTATAAATATCAAATAGTCTATTGTATTCTAATCTAGCTTGTTCTTCTGAGTCATTAAAATCATAAAGATCTTCTAAGTCTAAAAAGTTTACATTCTTTAATGTATTCATTTTTGATAATGCATTTTGCCTTTCAACATATGCATCAAAAGAAACTTTAGGAGACACATTTATTTCTTTTCCGGTAAAAGGATCAGTTACAATTGCACCAGTATTCCAAATTTTTTGAATGTCATAGAAAGCTTTTGTGTATCTTCTATGCATATATTTTTCTTCAAAATCTTGAATGGCTTGATAAGCATCTTTCATAGCCTGCTTATCATTATTTTTTCTAGCAATATCAAAGTTATGCTCTAATTTTGCTAAATCATATCTATAGTTTTTAAACTTATTCTTAAATGTCCAAACCTCTTTTTCTTGAAAATCACCATTATTATCTATATAAGCAGTCTTATCTAAAAATAATAGCATGTCTCCGAGCTGATTAGTTTTATACGGTTGATAGCCTACAGCATTTAATAAAGGTAATAACTTATAGGTTATTTGATCTGCTTGATTTTGAGCTTCTTGTTCTGCTTCAAAAACTTTACTTTTTATAAATCTTGTGAAAGAACCAGCAATAGGATCATCCATATTTGCATATGGTGTAATGAATGCTGTATAAAATGACATATCACCCCTTTCTCCATTTAAGTATTCTTCAATTTGTTGTTTACCTAAACGTTTAAATAAATATTCATTTACTGCCTTTACAATTAGATTAGCTCTTCTAGAAGATATATCTGTTAATCCAAGATCTTTTAGTTTATATGTTTTTCTATCTTCTGAATTAATTACATTTTCTACAAAAGTATTTATATCTTTTTCTGAATAACCTTCAGCTTTTAAAATTATACCAACTCTTTCTTTTAAATTTTTTTCAATATTACCTTGCATTAATTCAGTTTCATCAGAAAAGAAATCTGATATAAACTTAAATTCAATTTTTTTTATTTTTTTATTAGCTTGCTCAATTGAATTTTGTATTGAATTAAGTGTTCTAAAAAATAATGTTTCTTTATCTAATGGTAAATCTTTAAGTTTATCTATTAAATTTAATTGGTCTTGAAGAGCACTTTTATAATAAACTACTCTTGATATATTTTCATTAGTTTGAGTATCTACTTTTTCTAGATCGTTTAATATTTTTTCAATACTTTCAACAAAAGTTTTTATTTCATTTAATGAGTTTATTAATGCAAGTGATCTAAGTCTTGTTTCATTTTCTATATCTTCAACTGCTCTTATTACATTTTCAGGATCAACATTTTCAGGTTTAACATTTATATTTTGATATTTAGATAACTCTTCACTAATATAATTTAAGATTTTTGTACCCCCTGTTTGAACTAATAAATCTTTTACTTTAAATGGTACTTGCTTTAAAGCATTAAGCTGACGCATATTATTATCATAGACTCTATTAATTTCCTCTTGCAATCTTTCAACAGGTACTCCTCTAAGTTCTGAGATTCTTCTTGAAATTTCAGTTTCAATTTTTTTAAACTCAGCAATATCTTGATCTGTTATTTCAAATGTTTCTATCTCAAATTCCTCATTAGCAAGCATATTAGCCAATTCATCTAAAGTAGTACTTTGACTTAGTTTATTTAAATTAATCTTTGCCGCTACTTTTGGACTAAATACTTTTCTAATAATTTTTTTAATAGCAAACATTATTTTATCTAAGAACTTCTTAAATGCGGGAGATGGTGCAGTACCTTTTCTCTCAATAGAAGTTACTAGAGCTTCTCTCATAAATGCTTTTGTTCCTTTCTGAAGCTTAGGATATAACTTTTCTATATAGTTAATAAGATCTATTCCTTCGGGAGTAAGTACTAAGTCAGAGTATAATTTTTCAAATAGCTCAGGGTTCTCTTGCTCAATCCCTTTTATTAAAGGATGTGCAAACTCATGTAATACATTATCTACTGATAGATTACCTTCTACAAAATATACTTTGTTACCAAAGAAGAATGCTGGTTCACCGGCATATTCTGTTGCAGTATTTTTTAATAATATTTCAGCAGCTTCAGGAGTTACAAGTTCCCATTCTACATTCATTGCTGTAGAAAGTTTATCTGCAAGTGTAGTAGCAATTTCTATTGCTTTTTCATTTTGATTATCTAATGTTTCTAAAGATGTTTCTTGAGCATCCATTCTATTTACAAGATCAACTTGTCTTTTAAATTCTGCTTCTGTTATATTTGGATCCACTTTAAGTTCTGTTTCAGTATTTCTTCCAAATAAATAATCATCAGTATAATCTATACCAGCTCTTCTTGCATCTTCTTCTTGTATTTTTCTAGCTTCTTCTTCAAGAAATAATTCTTGTGGAGTTTTTTCTTTTACTTCTTCTTTAAGATGCTCATTATTCTTTATAAGTCTTTCTAGCTCAGACACCGGAGCATTTGATTGTCCAGCATCTACCACTCTAGATTTTGCTCTTTCAATCTTTGCATCTATATCTAAATTACCTTTTACTTTTCTAAGACCCCAAGTATTTAAATCTGCTTGACCAATTCTTTCTACATTATAGGCCATGTAGACTATAGAAATATTATTAGCTTTATTATAATTATTTTTAGTTGAGATTGTCTTAAACAAAATATTTTTTTGGCGGTCACTTATTTCTTTAGGAAAACTTTTACCAATTTCTTCTTTTACTTTAGATATTGGAATTAAACCTAATGCTTCTTTAACATTTTTATTTTTAATAAACTCTTCATATGTGGGAGTTTCACTATTAAAAAATTCCTGAATAAGATTAGAAACTTTGGATTCTCCAAAATCTTTTACCATTCTTTTTACATTAGGATCATTAGGGTTTAAACAAAAAGCCATAATTTTTATCTTTTACATTTCATATAATAATCTAGAGCCTCCATTGGATCCAAATCTGGATTTTTAGTTGCTTCATTTGTAAACCAGTCTCTAAATCTTTGTTCATTTAATATATTAATTTTTTCTTGATTTTCAACTGTCATTTCAGTTTCAATATCTTGACTAAGCATTTCTTCACTATAAGTAAACTCACTTAAGTTTGTTCTATTTAAGAAACTATCAGTTAATACCTGCAACACTTGTTTATCAGATAATAATTTCAAGATAAAGTTAGTAAACTTTTTCCACCAATTATATGCATCCCCTTTCTGTTTTACAACTTGTTCACCAATTGCTTGTACTAATGCCTCTTCACTACCAAATCTTTTTATACCTTCTTGAACAATAGGTGTATTTCTAAACCATGCAATGTAGTGATGAGCATACTCATGTGGAAGAGTATCTTGTCTTTGATT